GGTTGGACATCACCGGCGACGCTGGGCATGCCACTCCAGAGGAGTTTGATAAGTTTGGTTGTGCAGTCATGGTCACACAAGCTTATGTGTACAAGAAAGATAAAAAGTTTCTATGGACGTTTGCTTCTTATGATGAAAAAGAAGAAGTTTTTAGCGATAGGAATGTATTTCCAAGAGGTTGTATTTTAAAAATGGAAAGGATTACTCTGTGATCTTCTTTGGATCAGGTGTAATGTCTATAATCTGTGAGTAGTCGTCTAAAATTTTTTTCATTTTTGATTCTAGCTCTTGTTCTGATAGGTCCTCTAATTTTCCTGTTTTTATTATTTTGCGGTCTATATATAATCCTGCTGCTTTGCCTCGGTTTGTTTCCGCATTCACGGCTGCACTCCAAGCACCCTTTTTCAAAGCACGCTCCCTAATTTTACCAAGTTCAGCTATGTGGCCATCGTAAGTCACTTCAAACTTTTTAAGTCTCTCTTCTTTTAAATTGCCTATGTACTGTACAACAAGCGGATATAGTTTTGGGTTTGTAAGTGTAGACCCTTCTTGTCTTGCATTGTTCTTACTGTACCCAGCAAGCGTAGCTGCTTCTGTCTTTGTCATAGGTCCATCCGGTCCACCATATACTAAGTGTTCTGCGAATCTCATCTGCATTTCTGTCAATCTTTTTGGAACTCCCATATTGACTTTTTAAGCCAACAATCCTATATTGTCAACATGATAACGAAAGAAGAAGCAATAGCTTTTGAGAAACAAATAGAAGATATGGATAAAAAAGAAGACAGAGGTCCTAACGACCTAGAGCTTAGGATAGAGGATTTAATGAGAATAAATCTGTCCCATCAAAACTTAAATGCTGATCTTAGAAAAGAAATAACCTTCCTTAAAAAGAGAGGTGAACACTTTGAGTATATGTACAATCAACTTAAAAAAGAGAAAGAAGATTTACATAGTAAAGGTCAGAGTATGTTGAATGAGTTTAGAAACAAAGGCGATGTCTAGTGTTTGTTAGACACTTACAAGAGTATCTTGATAAGTTTACAACTGGTCCGAAAGGTCAGAAAGGTAATGCTGTCAGTAATGCTAGAATATATATCATGACAGAGAAAGGTTATCTTGAAGAGATAAAACGTATTGAAGTTCACGAGAGTAACAAGCCCGGCGACTCATCTGTTCGTGTAGTTTTGAAACCAAACAAAGAAGAATTACTTATAATGCCACCAGGATATATTAAGGATTATTAATGGAAATTATTTGTTATGTGCTTATAGTTTTGTGGGTTATGGGCATGTCTGAATAATGACAATGTTGTCTTAAAAAACCTATGGGTCCAGAGGCAAAACTTTACAAAAAAATTAAGAAAGCAACACCCACAATATCGTGGAATAGAATAGAAAATTTAAGCATTCCTGGCATGCCAGATGCACTCTGTTACAACAAATATAATACATTCTTCACAGTAGAATTTAAGACCACTAAAGCCAACAAATTAAAGCTGAGTCCACACCAAGTTGCGTGGCATATGAGACATCCGTACAATAGTTTTATACTTGCCGAGAGCCTCGGTTCGGGGTGCTTGAAACTTTATGAAGGAGAACAAGTTCGCGAGCTTGTCGCTTGTGGCTTGGCGCTTGATCCTTGTGCCGCGGAGCTTGATGCTTGTTGCTTGAAGCTTGAGACTTTAGGCCAGTGACGTCGACATAAAAATTATGGGCCATGACTTTTTTAGTGCTGGCCATATGCTACATTCTTAACAGCAGGATCCCAACAGGCCCTACAGTCTTTGCATTCATTGTCTTGAGTTGGAGCTGGACATGTGGCCCCAGATGTCACCACGGTTGACGTTGTCGGCCATGAGCCCGGCGCAGCCTGGTCCACCATCGGCGCTGAAAATCTAATTGTAAGATTAGCAGGTGCCAGCGGCAGGAAGTGCTTGACCCATGCTTCACGGGTCGGCATCCAGTGTTTAGTCTCCGGTGTCAGGTTACACACGGCAAAAATTTTTGTAAGATGGTCTTCGTCCTGTACATCTCCAGAGTCATGCCACCTGAACCATTTAGATTTTTTTGAATTGATTAGAAGAGCCATGGCCCCGGTCCAGAGTGGATGCTTGACGCTGGCCAGTCTCCTGTATTGTGCTTCTTGTACTACTTTAAAAACGTAACAACCTTTAAGAGCGTAACAGCCCTCACAGGTGCTGCCTTTAACCTTCACCAGCTTGCTACCTGTCTTGCATTCTTTGGCAGGTAAACCATAGGCCCAGCCGGGCATCTTTGAAGGCTTGCTCAGGCCTCCGACTAATTTTAGAGCTTCACTTGTTTTCATATTATACCTTTCTAAATGTCCCGTTGAAGTTTTGAATAGCGCTACGGGACCAGAGGGCTAATACTTAAAACTATACTACCTGACTGTGTCAGGATTATGGCGCTTGAAGCTTGTTGCTTGCTGCTTGAAGCTTGGGCCTCAGATTACAGGGGCGAACGCGTCCGCCTTGCTGTAATCAATCTTGACCCCAGGTCCAACAGTATTAGCCGAAACGCGTCTAGAACTTCGGTAGCTGTTACCGCCCATTGGACCAGGGCTCAAGGTGAACGGAGGCTAATCTATCCACATTGACCCGAAAGGACTAGGCTAAACATGTCCCCGTACAAGTATAATACTCCGTAGTATATGTCGCCTATTCCTAACTCAATATAATCATTGACAATCATATTGTCAAGGGATAATATAGGATAATTATTAATACTAACAGAAAGGACTAAATGTCTAAAATAAGAATGAATACGGAATACAGAAACAAGCTGTATAATCGTATCAAAGATGTCTTTGAAAAAGAGGACACGCAAGAACGACAAGGTTTTTTAGAGGCGAGAGAAAACTTTGAAAATCAACAGACGACAGCTTTTGAACTTGCAAGACAAGTAGTAGAGAGGTCATATCCAAAAGAAGATGTAGCCACACTACGAACTTTCAAGAAAAAGTATGGCGACCCATGTGATGTAGTAGCAAAAGACAAGTGCTTTTATTTTGCACATCAAGAAGATGTTGATGACGAGGGCGAAAACACAGAAACTAAATCTCATTTTGATTTTGGTTTGTTCGGCAATCTCAATGGTAATGAGTATGGTGGTAGTGAAGATAGTGAACACTTTGCACACGCATACTATCGAGAAGAACTCAAAGCCAATGGTTGCAATCCTGATATCTATGCTCAACAAAGTGGCAAAGATAACAACCCACATAAGACCAAGCATGTAGACGCAAACAATAAGTTTCTTGGTAAGGGTGGTCGTTATAATAATGACGCAATAGGTATGACAGAAAAGTTTGATAAACAATTTGAACTTGATGTCATTGGAACTTCTCACTGTCGTTCAAGGGCAATAGCTTGTACTAAGAATGAGTATGAACAGTTTGAACAGTGGCGAATGGCAAAAGCCAATGTTGTTTCCAAACACCAAACTTGGATTGATAGTATCAGCAAACAAACCGAACAATTAAAAATTGGCTTGAAAGCATACAGATATCTAAGTGAGGGAATTGAGTTAGCAACGGAACTTGGAATAGAATTAGACGAGGCAGAATTAGTGAGAACTAATTCAACTGGTTTAACTATCTATAATCCTAGCAATCTTGCTAACTTGATTAAGGGTATGAAAAATCAAAACCAAACAAGAGAGGATAAGATTAATGCAAGGCTTAAATATGAAATCGAGCAGAAAGCAAAAGAAGAACTCGATAAATTAAAAGCCACACCATTAAATTAAACATTGACAATTATGGGATTATCTTGTAGGATAATCCCATAACAACAGAAAGGACGAAATGTTTTACATAACTTACTACGCAAAAAAACACGCAAAGTTTATCACTAGAAAAGGTCAGTATGATAAACCTGACGGAACTAAAGGAAAATCTTTTGTATCTAAACAAGGCACACCTTGTTTAGTTTATTGGGATTTAGATAACGAGGGTTGGAGAATGGCTGTCGGAGAGGCTAAGGTCAGAACATGAATACAATATTGTATATAGGTCTAGCGCTAATGGCGCTAGGCTTTATCAGTTTCATTGTTGCGATAATAATGCAACGACATTATGAAGTTAAACTATGGGAATTAGAACAGAAAAGAAAGAGAGGATTTTATGAGTGAACATTACTGGTGCCATGGTCCGAACTGCCATACTTACAAAACAACAGACCGAGTGCGAGGGTCTAAAGGTTCTAAGGTTTTAAGAACTAGAAAAATAAAAATCAATGACAATGGTTGGCCGAGTGGTTTCTACAAATACTTCTGCAGTAATACTTGTTACAATAACTTTGCTGACAAACATGCAGAACAAATCATCAAGATTGAACCGAGGCACGAGCCACTCGAAACACCGATCGAGGACCCAAAGAAAGTTAAACATACAGGCAATTATACTTACTCGGACGGAACGCGTCACACATGGACTACAACTGAAATAAAAAAGATTGACAGCAATAACAATGTAGGATAATCTTGGACCATGGAAACACAGAAAGATAATAACGACTACACAAGACGTAATAGATTTACAGGTGAATCTATTGAACTAACAAAAGAGGAAGCGGAGAAGCATGACGCAATATTCGTACATGAAGCACTCGCTACTCTTGATGATAAGACCGCGGGTCACGGTGTATCTAAACACTGGGACATTGTACGTAAGAACTTAAACTGGTTCAGACGTAAGAATGCTAAAGCATATATGACATTACTAGACTAAACAATCACAGGTTGAGGCGCCCCTGCGGGGCGCCTCGCCTCTCTTACCTCGGCCCTACGGGCCTCGGTAGTGGTCCCAAACAGGTTTCTAATATAGGTTGTATCGCACCCCCCACCCCCTAAATGCACAAAAAGGGGTCCCACTACATTACACTTTATGCTTTGATTTAGACATAGAACCCTGCTAAAAACATTTTGGTACCATGGATTTAAATAAGGTAAATATAGAAAAATTACCTGCAGATGTACGTAAGACCTTTAAAAGACTACGACTACTCCATGCAGAAAAAAAGATACAGAACAAAGCTAAAAGTGATTTTCTATCTTTTGTAAAATGCATGTGGCCAGATTTTGTAGAGGGGTCCCATCACAGGCACATTGCAGAAAAATTTAATAAATTAGCTACGGGTGAAATAACTCGACTAATAGTTAATATGCCACCAAGGCATACCAAATCTGAATTTGCATCCTTTCTTTTGCCATCGTGGATGGTGGGCCGTGAACCAAAATTAAAAATCATTCAAGCAACGCACACAGGAGAACTAGCCGTGCGGTTTGGTAGGAAGGCAAAACATCTTATCGATTCAGATGATTATAAAAAAATTTTTAAAACAACTTTACAAGAAGACTCGAAAGCTGCAGGTCGTTGGGAAACGGCACAAGGTGGAGAATACTTTGCTGCTGGTGTAGGTGGAGCTATTACAGGACGGGGCGCGGATCTATTGATCATTGACGATCCACACTCTGAACAAGATGCATTGTCGCCTACAGCATTAGAGTCTGCTTACGAATGGTATACGTCAGGACCAAGACAACGTTTACAACCAGGCGGTAAGATCGTCTTGGTTATGACAAGATGG